TGCTCGGTCCTGGTACAATGCTAGGGTTAGAGCATTCCTAGATGCACTTGCCCTGGACATTCTCGATTCGGTGACACTAAACATTCCGGCCCTAGGGCTTCCGGAAGTCACAACGGTGACTCAACACGTTGCACATGATACAGTTCAACACTTGATCGCATTGGAACTCTGGACACCAGTCGAGGCAGGAACTCAAGTGGCTTCGGCTTATGCTTGGGTGGATGATTCAGGAGACGTTGCACCAGACGATCCATCCATTGGAGTCAACCCAGCTCCGGAAGAGACTCAATCAGTTCCACCCCTTATCATCAATTCCCCATTTGCGGATGGGTTGAAATCACAAACTGTTCCGGCCAAGGTAGATGTTGAAACCGGAACAGGTGAGTTCAGGGTTGTAACTTATCCTTCGGGATATAGTGGAGCGGCTGGGGACACAGTTATTGTTTCCCAGATTGGCGACACTGATCTTGAGGACGATGATGAAATCCTAGCAAGTCAAACCCCAGACGGGAGTTGGTTTGCTACCAAGGGTGGTGGCAGTAGCGGTAGTCGAATGGCCGTTGGTCAAGTAATATCTCATTCAGGTACTGGACCAACGTCTACTTACTTAGTATACATCTATGACAACGGCATTGACAAACCTACAACTGAATCGATTACGGCTTATCCATTGACGATTGCTGTTGGACACTCATTCAAAGCAGGGACTTGGGCACTCTTTGTCTGGATAGAACTTGCCAATGGGGGCAATGGTAGATGGTACTTCCAGCCGCCAGTGTGGTTGCCGGAGACGTAAATGTCAACTGAATACGTTGCTGAACCATTAGACACTACACCAATGGAAGGTGGATACGGTGAAGACTGGGTAGGTGTTCCGATGTCTATTGAACATGCTAAGGACATTGCTGAACAATGGCGTAGACAAGGTATTGCTATCTCGTTTCCATTGGCAGGATCTCTTTGGTGGGGTCGAGTAGACTATCCTGCTCGTCTCGTCTTGGCTCAATTGACTCAAGGAATCAACACCGCATTTTGGGCTCGAAACTCAGAACCACTTGACTTGTCGGCGTACTCACCCTACCCCAGGCTTCCTCATCCGTTTTGGTCATGGCGAATTGTAGTCGAACCAGCAAACCTTGTTGGGATGATCTATTTCGTTCAGAACCCATCAGCCCCAATAGGGCAAGGGGGCTCTGTTATGGCTGAAGGATTGTTGACAAAGGATGGTGTCTATACCGGGTTGCCTGTACCTTTTTCTGCACCGTTCCCCAATTGGAACTTCACCGGTAACCTACAGCTTTCAGTTACCACTGATGACGGAACAACTCTCCTTTGGAAGAACCCGATATGGAATTAGTTGGGGCAACTCAACGGATTCGACCCACCCCAGATGGTAAAGGACTCTGGATCCCTAGGGCAGATGGGGTAACAGAGCTCCTATTGGATAAGAAATACCCCCGATTAAAGGGCCCGAAGGAGTTGAAATGGGCAGTGATCGAATCGGGAAACGAGTTGTGGGCTAATCAATTCATCAATCAATACCACGGTCGACGAGCAATCCTATTCGGGAAGGGACCTTCGCTGGACCGTTTCGACTTCAGTCAGTTCCCCACTTCGGGAGTCGTAAGCGCCTGCCTGAATGAAACAGTTCACTTGGTTCCTTCCCCCCAATACGTCTTCTTTGTAGATGCCCACGTTGGGCAAGGGATGCGATTACCCAATCATTGTTCAGCCGTAGTGCCCCCAGCTATCCAGCACCTCCCCCTGTGCAAGAGCGAACTCAATCAACGTCGAATCCTTTTCCATTGGACTCCCGAATGGGTAGTTCCCGGCTACGCTACGGCTGCTATTGCCCTAGCAATCCTAGCCATGTGGGGAATAAGAGATGTAACCTTAGTAGGGTTTGATGGGTACGACGGGAATCATTCCCCAGACGGGAAAAAAGTTTACGCCGAAAGACTCCAACCCCACGTCACAAGGCCCCGAGCTGACTCGGATTATGGACCAATCAACCGCCAAATAGAACAAGTATTAACCAAGTTCTATGACCGATTCTCGTTCTGGCACCGGTCCAATTGAGCCCTGTCGACGCCCCTTTTTGACTCTAGGTCTTTCTATTGTTTCTCATTAGAGTCACCCGCCTGCGAGCACTTATACGAGCGCTGTCGACATACGCAAAAGAACCTATAAAAGACCTAAAGTCTTTTTGAAGGTTCGCTCGTTTGGAGGCTCCAAGAAATCTAATGCGCCCTAACCCCTTATATATCATAGGGTTATAGCTGGGGGTTAGAGCCTTCATTGGCCATAAACTTCCTTGGCCACATCGAGACATTCCGGCGACTCCCCAGTATCATTCATTGTCTTAAACAGGCTATAGAAAGCCTGTTCAGCCCAGCCCTCATCCCGAGTTAGTATCGCTTCCATCAAGCGCTTCATGGCCAGATTAACTTCTGTATTCTCCATTTAGTCCTCCAGATATAATGCGGCTACGTATGGGGTTGAATGGAAGTGAACCCCGAATGACATTAATCTCAAAGTGAAATCAATCCCCGCACAGGGGTGGATTGAATTGATTTGCCCAATCCCCCCAGTGGCCATGTAAAGGCTTCTATGTATACTGAGTCCATACATAATAGGAACTGGCCTTACGACGCCACAAAGAACATCGCTCTCAGCCAACGGGGGCTGTGTTAGCTGCATCGTATTACGATCCCATGTTGCGCATCTACCGCCCACAAGGGCAGCTCTAGCCCGCGTCTTATGCGGTGGTATAACGGCGCCGTCTAGCGCGCTACAACGCAGGGTAGAAGCGAAACAAACATGGTGGCCTGAGCGTTTCGGGAAACAAATTCCACCCCTCATGGCCCTGATCGTGTACCCTAGATGGACTATTCTGGCACTAGCCAAATGGAGAAACTCCCCTGTCGTGGACCCTAGGGCTTGTTTCAATTCATCCGGACTCGAGATGGCATGTATCGAATCGGGAATCTGTTCTTCTATACTGGCCCTAGAGAGGGGGTATACGAATTCATCCCCAGGGGTCCGGAATAAAAATACATCCACCCCTTGGCTCGTATTGGGAATTGGTTTTGCCCCGGCAACCCTTCTCATATCGGGATCACTTTCCCCATGTGAGAATCCAATCAGTCAGGGCCAAAGTTGCCAGGGAAATAAGTATTCCCGATACGATACTTATCCAAACGAGAGTTCCCAGTCTACGCATCTTTTGCCATTTCCCCATATAGGATTATGTCGGCAACGATTTCCCGATCCGACATATTGTGATAAACCAGCGGCTCGAAGCCACATTCCAAATCATCCAGATACATCTGGCGGAGTTCAACTGAGACCTTAGTGGCTGAGTTGATCACAGCCACCACACGCCGGTATACTCTTTCGGTCCACGGCAACGTGCATCCTGCCATCGTCGGCTCCTTTCGAATCTTCTACTACTATTATATCATACCATTTGGCAACAGGCAAGGGAATTCTGAAAAGTTCTGAAGGTTTTTTTCGGCGCTATACTTCGCGTAGAGGCTCCGGCAGATCGGATGCGACCTATACCATGCAGGCAAAGGTTGCCGCGGCCAATGGCGCAGTATACATAGCTAGATTTTACCCTGCGGATAGGGTAAAAAATAGCTCGCATAGATCGCGTTTAAGCTACGGCAAAGCGGTTGCGCATAGTAACCCACGCATGATTCCAAGCGCCGGCTCTACGCGATCTATGCGCGCGTCATGGCGAAGGTCACCTAGCTCCTCTTAGACCTCCGGGAGCTACGCAGCCGCAGTCGGCTGAATTCGATCAGCAACCGGTCTATGGCCCTTGCCTTCGCCGCCTCCAACTCTGCCATGCGTAGCAGCATTGAACGCATCCCTTCAGGGCTGGTTTTCATCTCAGCCTTCCTTGGCTGTGATCATGCATCCGATCATTTCAATCTCGCCCGCGGGGTCTGAAAGGCAATCGAACCGGAGGTGGCTGAATACCTCGTCCTCGAGTTCCAACCCGACCGCGTCGGTCTGAATTTCAAACTCAGCGTGCCTGGGCTGAGATGGTTCATCCGATCCCGGCCCACCCCAGAGGGTATAGTCGATTGCAACCTCGTAGGTTTTCATCGCCTGCTCCTTTCGAATCTACATTAATTATACCCTCCACCCTGCGCCAAGGCAAGGGCGAATCTAAAAACTTCTGCAGGGTATTTTCACCCTACGGGTAGGGTGAAAATTAGCTCTCATAGATCGCGTAGAGGGCGCGGTGGCAGATGCCTGCATGGTATTCGTCGCAGGGATTCTACCCGCGCCCTCTACGCGATCTATGCGCGCGTCATTTCAAAGAGAGCGCCCAGGGGCTTTTGCCCCCGGGCTTCGCTGATCCGAATTAGGCCGCGACGCGGATGAATCCCTTAACCGTGGACTGAATCTGGCCCTCGGTGGCCTCGACCGAAACATATCCGGCCTTCAGTAGCCGCTTCATCGCGCCGTAAACCAGCCGCGTCCGGGGCTGTATCGGAAGCAGGTTGAAACGGGCGAGCTTGGAATCAATCCAGCTACGCATGGTGGCGATGGTGAAAACCGTGTTGGGGTAGTAGCGCAGGATACTTTTGACCGCGGCGAAAACTTCCGGGCGCGCGTTGCGGAGTTCGGCGTTGACCTTTTCGTTTGTACTCGACATCGTATCGACCTTTCTTTTTGGAGAAGCCGTTTGCTCCTCCTTAACTATATGTATTATACGATCCACCGAGGGCAAAGGCCAGCGCCAAATCCTTTTTCTTTTGGTCGGTGTTTGGTCCGGTACTCAGCCACAGGCGGCCGGTATCGAACTCAGACACTCGAGGCTGCGATGGCAATTCAGACAGACAAGGCCGGTTGTAGTATCTCAGCCAGCGTTGGCCAGTCTCAACCAACCAGCCCTAGGGGTCTGAGTTAGAACAACTCAGCCCTGTCGGGATGAATCTCCAGGCACAAAAGAAACCCAACCCCGGAAGGGTTGGGTTTCGATTGCTGACCTCGTTGGGTCTACTTCTCGTCCTTGATCTCGGCCTTCGCGAGCTGCTTGGCGGCGATGACTTTCAGCTGCATCGGGCCGGTTTCGTCGACCTGGTAGATGTAACCGACCCCGTCCGTATCGGAACGGCGAAGGTTGCCCTCGTTCAGCATCTTGTTGATGTGAGTTCGGACCGTTGCCGGGGCACATCCGGTCTCTTCGACCACCGCCTTGATGATGTGTTTCGGGGCGAATGGTTCCGAACGAACGAAGTCGAAGAGCGATTGGCGACACGTCTTGCCATCGGTCTTCTTCCGCTTGTCGACTTTCGGGAGCTCCTGCGGCTTGTCGGCACCTGCCGGCTTCGCATCGGACTCGACAGTCGGCTTCGCGGCAACCTGGCCCTTGTCGGCCGGCTTCGCGTCTTCCTTCTTCGCGCCTGCCATGGGTAAGCCTTTCTGGCCCTCGCGGGCCGAATAGAGTTGGCAAGTTTGAGTTGCGACCGTATTCACTTTTCAAAGTCGGTTCGTTCTTAACTCTGAATGTATTATATCATACACCTGCGAGCAAGGCCAGAACCAAATCAGAAAAACTTTCCGGTCACATCGACTCGCATACTTCGCGTTTAAGCGCCGGGTCTCATGCCTGCATAGTATCCATCGCAGGCGATAGACTCCGCGCCTTGCTGCGCAGTATACGCGAGGTTATTTCGATGTCAGAGAGCTCAGACTTGTTCAGCTTGCTTCTCTTCAACTGTATATATTATACGACATCTCCAGGCGACAGGCACGGAAAAAATCAGAAATATTTTGTTCGTGTCTTGGTAGGTATAGGATCACCGGACCAGGACACGACCAAACGAGCGACTCAACATAGCGCGCGTTTGAACGCGCATACACATGCGGCAACGGCGCATGCGATATATACCATGCAGCGCGCCTCGACAGGCGCTATACGGCGCGGTTATGAGAGCTAGATTTTACCCTGCGCAGGGTGTTATCACCCTCTCGCGCAGGGTGATTTCACCCTCAACCCGGCCTCGCGTAGCCGGTATCTAACGCAGCCCTGTGAGGCCGGTATAGCGAACTCAGCCACGCGTAGCCAGTATACAATCACAGCCTCGCTCGGCCAGTATCCAACTCAGCCAGCCGTGGACAGTTTACATTATCCCAGCCACGCAAGGCCTGTATACAAATACAAGCCGCGCGAGGCCAGTATAGGAATACCAGCCCTGCGCGGCCCTGATTGAACTCAGCCCTGTGCGGATGCGATCGCTACTCAGCCACCTCGGGCTGAGTTGAATCCAGCCCTCGCCAGCCCTGTTCATGTAGCAAAGCTCCCGTTCTGGGAGCCTTCCAATCCGGGGGCTTGATCCATTTGCCGGCATCATCTTTGTGGCCACCGGGGCCAAACTTGGCCAGGTTACAAACATCCACCATCCGTTGGTGCTCCAGATCGGGAATTCCCAACGCGCTCAAGGTGCCCGTAGTCACCACCTTAATGTCACAGCAACCGTCGACAATCTCGATCATATCGGGAGGATGTGTCTCGTCTAGAGAATCCATTACCATTTTGAAACCCACCCCCATGTAGTGGGTTTCTTTCCCACATCGAATTCTCACTTCGAACCCTAGGCCGTATACCGTTTCGAGAGCCTCTTCGAGAATCAATCCTGCCCTCAGCCGCCGGGTTTCGACTGGGGGCATCTCGGGTTGCCGTGGCACAACCTGGCCAGCGTTGGCCATGAATTCATCAACACGTTGCTGATGTCGACTTCTCATCTTGGGATTATTGGGCACGTATACCCACTCTCTAGGGCGCCTATCCGCCACTGTTATAAGTCCTTATCTATCAACAGGTTACAGCTGTTCCAATTCGAGAATCAGGTCTTCGAAGATCACCGGGGCTAGTTCAAACATTGACCGTAGGAGCCCTTGCATGATCCCTTTTATTTGCCACTGGGCGTGGGGATTGAGTGCTCGCTCTTTCAATACCCACCTCCACTGGCGGAGATTGAAAGTCGTTACCACTTCCGTTTTGGTTGCATTGGGCAAAACGGATCTGGCGTCTTCGGGCGGAGTTCCCCCTTCGAGAAGCCAAAGGTAACATTGATAGGAATCATTGATCTGATCAGCCCACAATGTTTTCAATCGATCATTGGAACCAATTGATGGGGGGAGAATTACTTCCAAACCCTTCTTCCCGTAGTTACAATACCTTTGACTTTCCTGAGAATAAGACGCAAGACGATGGCGAACTAATTGATGAGACATTGAACGATCCCCGACAATGCGGGCAGTGATTGAACAATGTTCAATGACTGAATGGTGTCCGGATTTCATTATCATCCGGATGAATCGATCTGCCGAATCGGGGGTAAGATTCTTTTCACTCTTGTAGCACGTTCGCCCAGCCACTTCGAGACGTCGGGGGAAGTCTCGAATCTCTTCTGCTGGTGTTAGAATCATACCGTAGGGTTCGACGATTGTGAAATTGTTCATGCCAATTTTCTCATTGGGATCTTTCGCCATGCGGTGGCTACATCGTGACGAGCCAACCGTAGGCAACAATTCCATTTGCCTTCACCCAGTCGATAGCGAGGATGGATTGGAAAAACCCCAGCCGCTCTCGAATGGGTACAGACAACGTAGAGGGGAAACGTCTCCATGTATTCTTTTGCCAACGTTCGGGCGAAAACGGATTCAGCCCTTGACAGATGGATTTCGTTTTCGGTCAATCGATTCCCTCCTCTAGGCTACCCAAGTTTTGACTTGACCCCAACTGGGACCAACGTCCACGTCAACCTCAAACGTGGCACATGTTTCAAATGGAGAAGTGCACATGATGTCGACAATGATTGGAATCACTTCCGGCAAACGATGAGTCCAGATCTCGAATTGAATTGAGTCATGAACCGGGAACAAAGGATAACCCCAACCGTTTGTTCGTAGCAATTGGTTGAGTTCAATGAACTTGTATGTGTTGAGATCAGATGCCAAAGACTGGACAGGAAAGTTTACAGCCTGGTTCTTTACATCACGAATGAACTCAGGCATGATTAGATTCCAATGTCTACGTCGACCGATTGAAGTTTCTAACCATCCATTGGCGAGTGCACCGTCCTGAGCATTCCGCCACCACCGATGATAGTCGGGATACTTTGTCCAGAACTCATCGACATAAGCCCTAGCTTTCTTCATCGGCCAACCGGTTGCTAGGGCGATTGAGAATGCAGTACGATTATACATCATGCCGAAGGTGATAAACTTCTGGGCGAACCTATCCATCTTTGTTATGGTGTCAAGGGGTTTGCCTGTAACTCGAGATGCCATTGTTGCATGCAAGTCTTGAGTCAAACAATCATTCCCTAGGTTGACGTCTCCGGAATAGTGCCAAGCGATCCTGACTTCAAGTTGCTTGTAGTCAACCGAGACCCAACTCATCCTCGGAGAAGGAATGAACATTCGTTTCAGGTTAGGGAAACCTTTCTCTTCAACGACATCGTCTTTGGGAATCGTTTGAAGAGGGGGATTCTTAATCGCCAGCCGACCTGTCTCGGCCCCTTGAACTAGAATGTCTGGATGGATCCTACCGTCAGCCGCAATGTCATCTACGATCCCATTGACATAAACGGATAACATATGATCCCAGTCTCGGAAGAATTGAACCTTCTCAACGAATGGTTTGTCAGCATGCTTCTCTAAGAACGTTTTATCCGTTGTAGGTTTCTTCGTTGACTTAGACTTAACAATGGGCCGAAGCCTCATTGTCTCATATGCACAATGACGTAGTTGAATTGGTGACCTAGGATCCAAACTTCCGTCAGGATACTTAGACGGTTTCTTGATACAGTCATGTGAATCGAACCCTGCCTCTCGGGCAAAGTCCTGGAGAACTACAGTTGCATCTACTAGTCCTTGTTCAACTTCGGGACGTAGTTGATCAATGTAGTCTGTATCAATTAAGACTCCTCTGGTCTCAGCATCAGCAAACGCACCCTGTGCAGGCTGCAATAGGCTCTCGACAACGAATTGAGTTCGACCTTCTTGGGCAACTAAACCTTTCAAGATGGGAAGGAGACGATGAGTAGCTCTAGTGTCCCGAGCATTCCTAATCGCTCTCAATTGAACCGGGACGTTACTAAACGGTTTCCCACCCTTCAAGTACTGTTTCGTTTCATCCTTCCACCCAGGTTCATTCAATATCTTTTGGGACAATACCTCGAGACCAATTCCACCTTGTCTCTCGGTAAGAGCCATCGCCCAACACATTGTGTCTTCAAACTTTGGAGGAACCCCTAGGCCTTCTCTTTCAAGGAACTGTTGATCGAACTTCTTGTTATGAGCAACCCAAACGATATTAGGATCGGTAATCAATTCCCGCCAGGCTGCTTTTGCTTCTGGACTTGAAACTAATGTAGCATGATCCAGGACCCAAGAAGTGTCTCCATCGGAAACACCTAACTCAAGTACTGGATCAGATACAACATCAAAGCCATTGGTCTCTAAGTCAATTGAAAGGTGCTCTCGACAGTTGGCTTTGAGGGTATCGGCGAGCTCAATCATCGGACCCGGAGTGGACAGATAGAACCATTCGGAACCTTCACGGAACACATGAACCTTCTTTGGGAATGGTACTTCGCTGAACAGGAGCCGTTTGGCCCTTTGCAAAGCGTCGTAGATCCTGTCGAAGTTTCCGTAGCCACCATGAAGAACGGAAGCCGGATGGAACGTAGGGATCACCCAACAGTTGTAAATAGGTGACCAAGTAATCTGACCAGCTAGGGAGTTGATGGTTTCATTCGTCTCCAAAACCGTTCGGCTGGCGAGAGCACCTAACGTTACAATGATCTTCGGTTCACGTAAACGAATCTCTGCTACCATTCGTTGATAGCAACATGCCAATGTTTCGTCAGTAGGGGGTGAGTTCTTTTTCCCTTGCTCAGGAACCGGACGACAGAGAACAGTATTCATAACATAACATCTGTCACGATCCAATTCAATGTCTTCAAGTGTTGCGTCTAGGAGTTCACCCGATCGACCAATGAAAGGAATTCCCTTATGGTCATCTTGAACTTCCGGAGCTTCCCCGACTAGAACTAAACCAGTCTTGTCTGGTCCATTCCCCCATACTTGAGTACGATTCAATCCTTGCAAGGGACATTGATCGCACTTGCACAGTGGCTCAAGTTCTTTCAAAGGTTCCCGGTCATGATGTCAGTAGCCAACTCAATGGCTGAACCTCGAGACTGAATCGGAACACCCCTGATCAATTGAGTACAAGCTTTCCCAAGACAAGATCCCAGGACAGCTGGATCATATCGACTCGAACGTTGAGTTCTTCCAGCCTGCTTCAGGTAGAATAACATCTGTGCAGCCTTGGACACTACACCAAGTAACTCGGAATGGTTGGGAAGTCCCCAAGCAATGTGGTCAAGGTCCGTAGGCAGGAAGTATTCGATCCGGGCCTTGGCACCTTCGCAGGCTGCGATGAAGTGAACAACTGATGCCATTGCCGATTCGGTTCCAGAGGCAGTCGAGCCCCAACCGATGGCTTGGTGAATCTGATACAGTCCAATGGTGAATCGATCAATTGGATCCGTACCCTGGTGACTGTTGAAACGATGACACCAATCAATCAGTTCGATTGTATCGGTCGTCTTGATCCCTCTATCCATGGCTTGTCCACTGAATCTCATTATCCTATTATACCTTAATGCCGAGGAGACTTCAAGGAAATTCTGAAGACTTCTAAAGGTTTTCTTCGGCCACAGGTACGTAGTTCAATGAAGCAGACAGGAGAGCAATGTTCTCACCAATGGCTTCTTCCATTTCGGAAGTGAGATCAGTCTCGGTCAGTGACATGAAACCATCCGGTCGAGGACCATCGGTCTCAATGATTGGAACCTCGGGGTCAAGAACCTTTAGGTCCATTCCCATTCGTACATGCTTCGAGGTATCGACTCCCCGAACAATGTTTCGGACAGCAGGATCGATGTCCAATGGTTGAGTCATTCCCAGGAGATGAATCTCGACTCGGTGACCGAACTTCTCTGCCCGGGGAATGAGAACTTCGTTGTACAAACGAAGAGTCAATTCATCCCTCGAGATCCCTAGTGCCTCGGCTGCGATGAAAGGAACACCGACACAATTGAGTCCGGGAAGTGCAACCATCAACTCAGCACACTCTAGGTACTGAGTGATCTCGGAAGCATGGGGAACGCCCATGAACAATGAATAGGGCCAAAGCTCCCGTAGTTGATATGCGGCTTGAGTTGTTGCGTAAAGGGTTTCGACAGCTCGTCCAGGTACGTCGGGAAGAACGATCTCAGCCGGGAGAAGACCCAATGCATTGACTGCTTGAATGATTGAGTCAACGTCTGGGTTGTAAGGTTCCCCGTACGCATGGGCTTCGTAGGCACCATTGTCAAGTATGATGAAATGACTCTTCTCGGCCCTGGCACGATACGCTTCCCGGTACGTTGAATCATTCAAGACTCTGGGGACAAGAATAAGATGATACTTGTCTTCGTCCCCTTGAAGTCTATTGATCCATCCACTGGGTACAATGGAAGCAAGTCTCATGAATGAACTCCGTTCATCCGAACGAGATGAAGGAACTCGTCCTTGGATCCTTTCTCATTGGACAGGAAGCAACCACGGACTGCGGATGTGATTGTCGTAGCCCCTGGCTGCTTGACTCCACGAATCGCCATGCACTCGTGTTCAGCTTCGACAACAATCATGACACCTTTGGGTTCGAGTACCTTTGACAAGGCCTCGACGATGTCCCGAGTGATGTCTTCTTGAATCGTTATCCTGTGAGCGAAGTACTCGACTGCCCTGGACAGTTTCGAAAGACCAACGATCTTTCCAGCCGAACCAGGAACGTATGCGACATGAGCCATCCCCCGAAAAGGAAGAAGGTGATGTGCGCACAAGGCCGTGAATCGAATGTTGGTAACTGCGACCATCTCTTCGAACCCAGATCGGAAAGAAGTCTTAACGATCTCCTCGAAGGGTCTTGGGTCCGGAAGAAACTCCATCAGGAACTTGGTGAAACGATCCGGAGTCCCTTGAAGATGTTGATCGTCGTCAATCTCTCCCGGAGTACACTTGTTCAACATTGCAAGCATCCAACGGACCTTGTCCGCTATCGCCTCCTGGCGTTGCCCCAAATCCATGTGTGCAGCCTCGTTGTTATGTTCCATCCTCTTAGGATAACCCCTTCAACCAAGTCTTGAGTCCTGTCATGAATGGTTGTACCATCAATGCCTTCGGGCATGATGTAGACATAGTTGTCCGGGATCCCTACTTCGTCTACGATCATTTGGACCTCGGCCAAGTCTTGTTTCGTTTGAACCACGAACTTGAATCGACTGTTGGCATTGAGGACGTAAGACTTGAGCACCTCGGGCTTGAATCGTTTGTCCAGATCCACTCCACTATTCTCTAGCTTCGGGGACACGATGTACCATTGGTTACTGTAGTTGCCTGGGAAGAGGGGAATGGTTCCATTGGTTTCGTATTCGAAATCCCATCCAGGCATCATGTCCCGAAGTTCATTCAACTCCGGAGCATGAATTAGAGGCTCTCCCCCTGTGCAGACGAGTAGCTTGGTACAGCCCATTGACATTGAACGAACTGTTTCAATCACAGCGCCAAGAGGCATGTGAGCTGGGTGTTCAGTTCCATTGTAGGTGTACTTCGAATCACACCAACTGCATCTGAGGTTGCAACCTTGAAGCCGAAGGAACACAGCCGGACGACCTATCGATGGGCCTTCACCTTGAATCGTTGGACCGAAGATTTCGTTGACTGCAAGAGTCGCAGCAGGCATAGTTCTCCTCTACAAGTCCACAACCATTGTGGAACTTTCGTTTGCATTCATCACATCTTGGTTTGAATTGAACATAGTCAATTGGCTCTTCACAGACTGGACAGAAAGGAATTCCTTCTCCGAAGTCAACGTTGACCATTCAGACAGGTTCCTCTTCGAGTTCCTTCTTGGTCAAGTAGGGGAACTCAACTCCAACCTGGTCACCGATCCAAATGGTGGCAGAGCCGGATGCTGTTTCCCAAAGACGGATCTTGTGAACCGGAAGATGAGACATCTGCTTCAACCGATTCAAGATCCAAAAGCACATGTTCTCGGCAGTCGATCGCACAGGGAGAACGTCGTTCAGGTGGGCGTGGTCCAGAACTGAATCGATCAGTTTAAACCAGACGTGTTTGATGTCACCGAAGTCGACAACCATTCCTTCGGATGAACCCTCTTGAATCAGATTCCCTCGAAGGGTTAGTTCGACTATGTAACTATGCCCATGAACGCGAGCACACTTACCATTGTGTCCATACAATTGGTGACTCGACTCGAATCGAAAGGTCTTGGTGACCTCAGCTATCGGAAGCTGCTGCATCAATCACCTCCTGCGTGGGCTTGTATTCATCGTCCAGAAGACCTCGGGCCTGGAGATCCTTGAAGATGACCAGTCGGCAGTAAGCTGCCACAGGTCTCATCTCCAATGCCGCAGCCCTTTCGATCGCCGGGTACACTAGTGGATCAACGGGAACTGATACCAACTTGTGCTGAGCCATTTTACTCCCACTCGTCGTAACCTAGTCTCTCTAGGTATGAATACACATGGGCCAGGGCGTCTTTACAGTGACGTTCCTTGTGAACCCGAAAATGCATTTGGGCTTTGTCCAAGAATGCTTTCCGCCATTGGGGTGGTTGAACAATCAACTCAAGACCCATTAGGTGACAGCATCCCTCGACGAAACCCAAGAGCTTGATCGTGAAGATGGCGTCTGCGGAACGAGGACCTGACCCAAGGAAATCTTCCATGACCACTACAGTCGTTTCAGAATCCAATTGATGAAGGAACTCGACAATGTCCTTGTGATCTCGAGCAGCTAGGGCACAGAGAACTTTGCCCGAGTTTGAACAGTGTACAAGTCCCGTCGTCCTGCCAGGATCAATTCCGCAGACACTCATCAATGGTTCCTAGTAGCCGCCCGTTGCCTTCTTCTTGCCCTTGTTCGGAGTCTTCTCCTTGGTCTTGGCCTTGGCGATTGCCTTCTTGGGGTCGAGAGCCTTCGGCTCCTTCATCCCGGCCGGAGGACCTTCGGTGCCCCAGATGTCCAGGACTTCGTTGATCGTTCCGTCGCCGAAGTCCTCGTTCGGGGCTCCGACACTGACGACGATCTCGACACCGAGCATCGCCTTTTCGTCGATCGTTCCTTCACCGATGTAATCGGTTGCATCCTTGCCCTCGATGCGGGAGAGGACTTGACGAACTCTCCACATCGTGGACGGAATGAGAGTGAGATTGAACCAGAGCCGCCGGCGTTCGAACGGCTTCAGGAGCTTCAGGGTCAATCGAAGGTAGGTGTTTCCCTTCTGGGATTCCCTTTCCTCGATCTCGAAGATGTTTGCCCGGTAGTCACCAGGCTCGAGGGGGAGGAAATCACTCCCGTCCCCATAGTCAACCTTTACGACCATGTTACTCTTCCTTCCGGTAAATGATGTCGAGGATTTTCCCCATGTCGGGATCATCCAATTGGCCTGGGAGGATGGGACGTTCCTTTGTTCCCTTTCTTGGCTGACGAACCTTGGCAATGTTCACACCCTTCTGGGCGAAGTGTAGAACTCGTCCCCCGGACTTGTCTCCAATGTCCAAGAAGCCTACACAATCCATCAAGCCCAGAACCATCTCAGCACAACCTGGAGTCATCTTCGCTCGACCCACGATTGCACCTGTCGACTCGTCTTTCTTCTCCGTTACCAGGGCCGTGAATAGAATGTTCCAACCCCGATCACGAGCAAAGTTTCGCCAGGCCTTAACCATCTTCTGCATGGCGGAGTTCGTTCTACCCCAATCACCTAGATTGGGTAGCTGCGGAGTCTTCGAAGAACGCATCACGTCTTCGAGGGCCAGCTCCTGCACTGCTGTCAATGAGTCCATTACAATCGTCTTGAATGGATGCTCACCGTGGGCAAGGAACTGATAGATCCGGAAGATCTGTTCCCATGCCGACTCCACAACGTCACCATCGTCATCCCGAACGGTGGTGGGATGAAAAATCTTGATGTCGTCTCTGTCGGCAATGGATCGGGTTCCACCTTCGGCATCAATGATTAGAACATCCCTTCCGTGGGGATGATCCTGAGCTGATGCACAGAAGGTAGTCTTCCCGATACCCGGATTGCCATAGACGAGACAATCGAATCCCCATTCATCCGACAGCTCACCGGGAGTCGAGAAGCTCAACCCTTCCGGCAGCGCCAGGACTGGAGATCCTGTCTTGTCTACTTTGACTTCTTCTTCCTCGTCGACTTCTTCTTCGACGGCTTCGACTTCTTCTTCAACGGCTTCTTCGCCACCGTCGACGACTTCTTCTCGAGACAATCGATCTCCTCCCGGGGCTCAGTCGTGCCCCTTTGTTGGGTGTAGCCGTATGTGGCTAGTTGAATTTCCATTCTCAGTTTTGAAACCCGAGCCATGTGTTTTTCGTACGCAGGTCCAGATGTGCCTACTTGTTCCAACTGTCGAAGCCACATGTTGACATCAATGAGAACAGCGTAACGTTCGAGAGCCAGTTGAAGGATGCCGTCAACCTTTGGACCATGCGTTGCGGCATTCAACATGGTCTGAAGTGCTCCGGCCTTCTTCATACTTGGTTCGATTGGATCCATTGGTGTCCGTTGGATCGTGTCCGGAAGACTTTTCCAATGAATCACGGACGAAGCCAAGGCTTCATACCGAATCTGATAGAGTTGTTCGTTACTCATTGTACCCTAAACATGGATAGACCAGAGAGAGGTGCGTTGGAGAAAAGGGGAAAATGGGGTTGTGAGGTTGACGCAACACTCCCCCTGGTCTTGTTCCATGGCAGTGGACTATTCGTTGGCCAGTTCGACGAGGCCGTCGACACTGGAGACGATTCCGGGCTTCAATGTCCGGACCTTTTTCAGCGTTGGAGGCTCGGTCTTGATCCAGAACCGAAGAAGCTCTTCTGCGTCTTTCAGTTCGGACTCGTCTCGGGCTCCGTTGAAAGCTTGACAAGCTTGACGAGTCTTCGTGTCACAGTCCCAACATCCTTCCCAACGTCTGTTGGGATAGATTGCGGGATCCGACTCGTCGATATAGGCCATGTCTTTGAAGATGGCCGAAGTGTTTCGTTCCCAGGAACGAATCTCTCCCCAGTCGGCAGGGATCATGATACGTTTGAAGAACGGGTTCTCGGGACTCTTGTCTCGGCTGCGTAGTCTCTCGACGAAGTCAGCGTACTCGGGATCGTTTGGATCCATTCCAGCCTCAACCAGTCTCTTGATGTAGAGACCAGCCGTGGTCTTGATCCATCTCTTGGACATGGCTCCGTTCTTGAGCAGCTGGGGTTCGGTCGGTTCACCTTTGTAGATGCCGTCGTAGATACATCCACCCAAGACATCGTCTGGGAACAAACGAGCAAAGGCCCATTCATACCCGACGAATTGTTCGTTCAAGTTGACGATGAACTCTGGGTTTGGTGTCTGGGAAAACGTCTTGTGATCAACCAACCAGTAGGCATTGGTTAACTTGTTTCGAATGAGCATGTCCCAGGTGCCCACATAGAACATGTCGTCGTAGGTTCCCGGCATTGGAATCTTGAACGGTTGTTCGACGACCAGGATCTCGAACTCATCCCCGAAGGGAGGAATTCCATAGTGATCCAGGTAGAGTTCAGTGTACAGTCGAGCCCTTGCAGCTGACTCTTCTACTCGGTCGTCTTCTTCCTGGCCCCAACTGGTTCCAATCTGCTTGGCATAAGTCTCAGCCATTGAAACCATTTCGGCATGGATCCATTTGTCCAATGCCGGCTGCAACTCTTGGCCACTGGACACAATGGCAATGCCCTCATGGGCAACTGAACCCAACCAAAGGGCAGTTGCAGGAGCACCTGGTGTTCGAAGGGATCGTCGACTGGGACTTGTTAAATCCCATTTGAATCGACAACGTTTGAACGCCTGCATGTCTGAATGACTGATGTCCACTGCTGACTCCTTATGATCCTCGATTGCTACCTCTATTATATAACGACCCCTATGAGACCTTCAAAGAAATTCTATAAAGGTCTTCAGGTTTTCTCATACCGGATAACGTACGGGAGATGACGATACTCCCCATTGTAATCAAGGCCGTAGCCGACAATGAACTCACCAGGTTCAACGTCCAGGCCCGAATGGATTTGACGAACGAATGCTTTCTCCGGATGCCTGATCAGGGCTCGAGCAATCCTGTATGCTTCCGCCATCGTCTTCGGAATAACTTTTCGGAAGAGGCATATGGTTCTGGTTGAACTATTACCCCTCCCACTTAACCAACGGTGAATGGCTAAGATCGTATCGCCAGAGTCAATGATGTCATCGAGTACTATTATTCGTACTCCAGCCAGGTTGGGAGTTGGCCCAACGAAATCAATCTTGACATGTCCAGATGAAACGTCCCCTGTGTAGCTAGTAGCCTTAATGAAATGAACAATGACCCCGGCATCATGTTCAAAGTACCTGATGAAGTCAGAGGCGAAGACGAAAGCCCCATCCATTACAACTAGGATATGGATTGGTGTATCGTTTCCCGGGTAAGTGTTTAAGTGGTCAATCGTTTCCTTTGCCAACCGAGACACTGCTGTCTGAATTTGTCTCTCGGTATAGATAACCTGATCACTCAGCATCGTCTTCCTCCAGTGTGAAAACTTCCTCGAGTAGTGCTTGAAGTTTATGTTCCAATCGTTTCCCTTGGACTTTGAACACACCCTCATCGACACTCTTCTCGACTCGTAGGTACCAAGACAGCACTTGATCGAATTCAGACCCTCGACGGATGAATCGTCCTAGTGCTTGTTCAATTGTTTTCGGTACCCAATCCTCTTCGTAGAAGACAACCTGGTTACAGAATTGTAGGTTGGCTCCTTCGGTTAGTGATCCCAACGTAGCAACGAGCACCCCTGTGCGAGATGCTTTCCAGTCCTGGACTATGTCGTCACGTTTCATTGGATCAATTGAACCGGTAACAAGAAAGGAATCTCGACCAGTCACCGCTTCTTGAATCACTCGAGCCGTTTCCTTGTACCAACAATACACTGCGACATGCCTTGTCGTTCGGTCGGTTAGGATCCCTTTCAGGGCATCAAGCTTCGGGTTTTTATTCCCAGGAGGTGTTCCTGTTAAGCCCCGAAGGTGATGTATTAGGGCTCCACCGTTCTTGACATAGATTGCCTTGGGCAAGTCGTCATGTTCAACTCGCCAGTTCTCTTTTGCATCCCGATACGTCTTCCTGATTGAAGGTGGCATCTCGACAGTGATCGTTGTCGGCATCTCGGGTGGGAATTCTAACCCTACCTCATGAGGTAACCTTCGAAGCATGTGTCGAGACAACATCTTATTGAACCCTTTAGGATCGAATAGGTCACCAACCTTATTGGCCCAAGGTGTCCTATGTATTCTACAGTGGTGACCTACGAACCTCCAATAGGATGTGAACTCTTTCGGGTTGCAAAGTCGGAGTAAAGGAAACGTGTCACCAGCATCTTTGACAATTGGATCAGCTGTCAGGAGAAATAGATACGGTGTGTTCAACTTGTACGCAGCCTTGGTTGCTTTTGTTCCTCGACCCCTAAGACGATGAGCTTCGTCACAGATAACACAATGCCATCTCCGACGAAGTAGTTGAGTGTAACCTTTACTCGGGGCCAATGCATAGGCCAAGATGGCATAGGAAACAATCAACCAGTCAACGTCTTCAGCATTGACAGCTGCCTGCTTTTCATGCTGAGCCCCTTGAGCAACATAGATCGTGGGCTCGTTTGGATCCTGATACATCTCTCGAATGTACCTGATCCAATTCTTAATCAGGTACGCTGGGCAAACAATCAACTTGGGCCCAGCTCCGGCTACTTGCCAAGCAGCCTCAATGGCAGGGTACGATTTTCCTACACCGTAATCGTCCCCTAGGATGTGCCGACGTTTAGACTTAAGGATCTCGACAGCCTCATCCTGATATGGATCAAGAGTAATCAATCCCAATCCCTTTCAAGACTAACTCGAAGGTAATCGGTGACAATGTCATTTGTCAGGAAGAAGGTGGCGGTGATCAAATTGAACTCAGCCACACGGAGCTGGATTACTCCTGCGTTATGTAGAGTGAACTCTTCGAAGCCCAGGAAGAACGTAACACTAATGCGATTGGGCCCTTGAGTTGCTCTCAACTTCAAATGGAATCGTTTCATGTTACCACCCAGGATCTTCTAACGTCCCCATGTCAGTGACAATATTCAACATCCCATTGTCCATTAGCTGGGCAGGGAAGTATGCTCGAACCTTCCCTTCCATAACGTCAAGGATTCTTTCATGAGTCTTGGGTTGTTCTTCCCGATGAATGAACATAGGACCAATCTGAGACATAGGAGGCCCGTATATAAGTAGAGGTCCTTCGCCGTATCCTGTACCCATTTCAGCATCAGGTTTGACTGGGACTTGAATCTTGACTACTACATTCAATGGCATTGATTCACCACAGTATTGCTAAGGCTACAGCAAGGAACATGAGAAGGTAACTAAGCCACATGAACCATGGAGTCTTTACCCTTGGGGCTAGATACCCCGTACCACAACAACGCCAACATATTCTATTTGCCATTGGGAACCTAAACGGTAACGAATTCCCTCGACTTGAGATCGAGTCCGTACATGCCAGTGATCTCCGGAAGCCCGTGGACAAGAGCCAACTCGTGGCACCTTTTCTGAGGGGACTTCGGCATTCCACACTGGAGCATGATGAGTGGAGTCTGCATTGACTTCTTCAATGACTCCACTTCTTCTTCCGTTGCGAACACTCCTGTCTTCGTCATGATGTTGACTCCAAGTAGACGGTTGTGTCAATGTAACTTGACTCGGCGAATGCTTCTTTTCTCTCGACACACGTTCCACACCTACCACAATGGAATTCTTTACCTTCGTAACAAGACCATGTGTGGACACCTAGGAAACTAGCCATGGCTTGTTCGGATCTGAAACCCAAATTGGCCCAGCTATTGGTAATCGTTTGACTCAACAACTCAGCCTTGGACAGCTGAACGAATGGACGTTGAATCATGACTGGTTCGTAATGGCAAACCCCAAGGGCTCGATTCATTGCGTCCAGGAACTCCTGACGACAGTCAGGATAGATTGCATGGTCACCTGCATGGGCTGCGATGACTACATTGCCCACACCTTGTGCGATCGCATAGCCGCCAGCCAGGGCCAGAAGGATCATGTTGCGATTGGGTACAACCGTTGCCTTCATTGTCAGGTCTTTGTAATGACCCTTCGGGATCTCTGCACAGGGGGAGAGTAAAGCGCTTCCCGCAAGAAGTCCTCCGAGTTGTGTTAGGTCCAGGACTTTGATTGGAATCATAAGGGCTTGGGCTATTTCAATAGCCTTGGCCACTTCATTGACATGTCTCTGACCGTACTGGATCGAGAGAGCATAGACTGCACCAGTGAAGTCTAGTTTTGTTTGGATGAGGGCACAAGTTGAATCCAAACCCCCTGAGAGCAAGACGACTGAACTACTATAGTCCAATGACTTCATCGATTGATCTCTCCCTACACAGTACGACGTCAAAGACAATGATTCTGAACTTGAAGGGTGAACCTCGATTCGCACACATGACGTGTTCAACTACGATTTCATAACCCCATCGTTGAAGCATCTGGTGCATCTCGGGTGTGTCGAGGACACAGCCAAGAGTGATTCCATTCATCTTTGCCAGTACAGTGTCTCGATTGAAACGATCTCCCATGGAATCAAGTGGACGATAAACCCACTCGGGGCCTTCGTACCAATTGACCGTAGCAATCTCATCAAGGACCAGGAACATCTCCTTTTCAGTCCACCAGTCTGCGAGGATATCACCCTTCTTGAGACCATCCTTACCATAGAACTCTGGAGGTGGTCCTTGTCTGTTTGCATAAACAACCATTGCATCCATCAATGCCCTATTCATATTGGGGTGATGTGTTAATTGTCCCATCAGTCACCACCTTCGTCGTCAATCCGGAAGAAGACATAGAGCCTACCGCCACCGTGATGCGGTTGTCTGAAACGTAGTTCGTACCCTTGGGCAGCTAGAACAGGTACAACTTCCTGAAGCTTCTGCCCTAGTTTGATTGAAGACGAGATGACCTTTGTGAACTCAGGGTCATCGGATAGGATGGCTAGTTTCCTGTACAGTTCGGATGGTTTGATTCGAAGCCCTAGGTTCTTTTCCATACTCAACCAGTTCAGGAGTGCTTGCATGAACACATCCCGTTCAAGGACAGCTTGAGTCTGAGCCTTCTTCATGAATCGAATCAAGTGTTTCGGGTTTCGGTTATGGTGCCTGCAGGCTGCGATGAGGAGTGGAGCGAAATCAGCCATGCGTAGCTGTTCTTCGACTTCCTCTTCTTCCCTCAACAGCTTAACCACCTTGTGCAGATCCCAAATGATCTCATGCCATAGTTGATTTCTATGGTGTAGGATCTCAGCCTTCAATGCACCCTCAGGTTTGAATGTTTCCCGAGCCCGAGTGGCTAGAATGATTGCTCTGTCAGCAATATCATCCCTCATGAACTGAGCAGACATGGTAGTGATTCCAAACGAGCATTGGAGTCGGTACTCAGCCATGTCATTGTTGGTGTAAAGGATACGTCTTCTCTCCCTAACACCAGTTGCAATTGTCGACAAGGCATTCGGTAACCATCTCAGAGAGTTATCAATCCCATCCAAAAAGAGGTGGCTTTGGTTACGACACATCTCCTTGAACTGAGCCTCTTCAAAGGGTACATCCGAAACGGATCCCGAAGGGCCATAGAGTAACCAAGCCATTGACTTGAACAGAGTCGTCTTCCCGGATCCTTTATCCCCTTCAAGAATGAGCATGGGTTTGGTCTCGAGCAGGTCGGCAAAGAACAATGAGTAGAACCAAACTCGTACCAGGAATTGAGCATCGTCCGGATTCAATAGGTGAGCATTGAACTTACACTTGGTGAAGATCAATTCATCCAGCAGACTGAATCCTTCTTCGGTCCCTGTGTAGTTGTATCGAATTGGGGTGTAAGGTCTCGATGACTTTGGTGTCAAGAAGTAGACACCATCTAACCCATTGACTTGAATGTCTTGTTCAATACCATTAGTCCTGTGGTATTGGTCGTTGTGATCAGAGATGTATAGTGTCCCTGATTCAACATTGAAATGGGCTAATGTTCTTAGGGTTACTTTCGTTCCTTCATGACAAGCCCGGGCTTGGAAGTGCTGTCGCAGGTAATTGTATTCTCCTGTCGTAGCATTCAACCCATAAAGTAGGTACAAAAGGTGACCTGTTTCGACTTTGCCTTTGGAAAGGTCGTAAAGTCTCTTGTTGTAATGGAATGCGGACATGATCTCATCGTCGATGTAGTAGAATCTACCCCTAACTTCCATGTCCTTAAACAACATGTCAGCTAGGAGTTCAGTCCGTTGTTGATGAGGCATCTTGGTCTTGCGTAAGTCGTCAATGCGTCGAAGGATTGGTCTCTCGTCCTCGGGCAATTGGTGCTGCGAATGGGCTCTACCACAATCATGCCACAAGTCAAGAGACTGATTGTATCGACGAATGGTAAACTTATTGTTCACCGACTCGAGAGCAAGTGCAAAGACTTCGTCTCTCGTCATCCCCATTCGGAAGCATTGATTGTATAGATACCAAAGAGACCCTGAACGGTCCTTTGACCTTCTATCAAGGACATCGTCTAGCTTCTTTGGCCACTGTTCGGAGAACTTATCCTTTAGGTTCCTCCGCTTGGGTAGAGTATCCTCATCAGGAGTGGGAAGTTCTTGTGCAGCCATGTCAGCAGGTGCCTGGGGAATATCGATGAAATCGTCAGGGGTGTATCGAGTCATTGGTGAAGCTACGTCAACGACCTTGACACTTTGGACGGGATCGTACTTGGTGTTGCTGAATCCAGGGATGCGAAGGAGTTGGCTTCGATCCCAACCGCCTCGGTCAACAGACAAGTAGTGATAGGCGAGGGCTTTGTTTAGCCTTTCAGCTTCTGTTGTCTCTATTGGTTCCTCGAGGAGCCAATAACAATGGTGTTTCTTCTTGGATGTTTCAACTACTATTGAAGGGGGTGGTTTGAAGCCGGCTGGAGATATGTCTTCGTCGTCGCAGTCCATGTACAGGCATTGAGTCATGAGGGCTGCGTTATCCTTACGCCAGTCGCCAGCTTCCTGGTAAGGATGTGGTGTGAAGAAGAAGTTGTGTAGTCTATCGACTTCAATGTCGAACTCGATATCCTCACCCCTGTGCAAAGCTGCGATTGGAAAGGATCCATGTTTCGGTCTGAATCCTTCTGGAGATGGTGTTGCTATTGCGATGCGAACAATACCCTCTAGTGAGGGAGGGAATATTTCCCTGAGGAAGTCAGTAGGAATCGTGTACATTGATTAGATCACTTCCTCGACTATGCCATTGAGTAGGCGTGCTCTCGCATACCAGGTATGTGGCTCGGGTGAGTGAGGCCCTTCGATAGAGACTTCTCCATCGGTCGTATTGGCTGAGGGGAAAAGCGAATTGGGTTGAAAGGCGATGATTCTTTCTCCCCTTACTAGGGCTGCTTTGAGTGCTGACTTTGACTGGAAGTTAGGTCGAACGTACATGTCTTCTCCTATCGTGATGATCTATTATAACTGATTCAGCATGAGACATCAAGGAGAAAATAAGGGAAACCTTCGACTATCATTACACTCTTGGGTGCTTTATGTTTAACTACCACAATAGTCAACCCCCCCGGAGAGGCGCTCGTTGAGCTATCTTATATCAATAAATTGTCTAAAATCATCTCTAAAGAAATACAGATTCACGGCTCTCCTGGGGGGGCGACTAATCCCATAAAACGCAGACAGTTTAAGACTGGATTGTGCTCTCCCTGTGCTGGTCGCGCTGTGGAGGCTCCAAAAAACAACCGGTGCGTATATGACGTCTAGAGTGCGTTGAGCGCGGTTAGAGAGGGGGTGCGCAATAGTCAAGCCATTTGTGGTGGTCGAAGGGCCTGTTCGATGCTAGCATTTGGTCGGTTTATGAGGGAATTAGCTATTGGGCGCATGGTTTACCTAGATAACCCTGTGTTTTATGGGTTTTAGGCTCATATCCGTGTGGAACGCGGTCTGGTTTGGAGCTCTGTGGAGCCTCCAGGAAACAGGTGCGCGTTAGACAGCGTCTACTGGCCGTTGTGAGGGCTTCTAGAGCGGTGGGGCGTTTGGGTAGCCATCGGCAGATTGGAACGGAAATGCTAGCATTTGTCGGTTTACCGAGTGGCCAAATGCTAGCATCTCCCCCC